ATCCAACTAATGATTTTGAAACTTTTATTACTTATACTTTTGTAGACGGTGAACTTCATTGTGAATTTAAAAATGAAACTACAGTTTATAAAAGATATTGGTTAATGACAAATTAAATTAAATAAAATGAAAAAAGAAATAACAAAAAAAGAATTAAAAGAAGTTGTAGATTTACAAGATAGACTTTATAAGATTACAACTGATATAGGTATTCTTGAAGCTAAAAAACATGCTAAACTACATGAATTAGCAGGTATAAATAAAGAACAAGAAGATTTAAAAAAAGTATTAGAAGATAAATATGGTCCAATAAATATAAATTTAGAAGACGGTACTTATACTGATATAAACAAAGATGAATAATGTAATAAGAAAGATCAGTATAGGTTCTGACTACAAGAACGACGCAATGCATTATTCTTTAGGTCAACAAGTTTATGGTGGTCATGAAATATCTCATATATTATTTGATGAAAAAGATAATTCATATAATATTTATATAAAGAAAAACGATGAAGTATTGCCGTGGAAAAAATTTAATTCCAACATGGCTATATCGATTGAGTATGATTTAGAATATTAATGAATAGTTTATATGATTTTATAGTAAAGCCTATTGGAGAAGGTAGATATAACAATAGTAAAAAAATAGGTGAAAAAGAATTAATTTTAAATACTAAAATTGAATCTTGGAAGTTTGTTAATAGATTTGCTAAAGTTATATCTACACCGTTGGCTATTACTACTAATATAAAAAAAGGCGACACTATAGTTGTACATCAAAACGTATTTAGAAGATTTTATAACATGCAGGGTAAACAAACCAATAGCAGATCTTTTTTTAAAAATGATTTATACTTTGTTTCACCAGATCAAATATATTTATATAAAAATAAAAGTGAATGGCAAAGTTTTGGTGATAGATGCTTTGTAAAACCAATAAAAAATTCTGATGATATAAGAAACAGAAAAGAACAACCTTATATTGGTATACTAAAAATAGGTAATAATAAACTAGAAGCATCTAATATTAACCCAGGCAGCATGATTGGTTTTAAACCTGGTGCTGAATGGGAGTTTTTTATAGACGACGAACGTCTTTATTGTATGAAATCAAATGATATTGTAATTAATTATGGAAATAAAGAAAATCAAAAGGAATATAATCCAAGCTGGGCGAATAGCAGTTGAAGAACTAATTAAAGTTGCTAAAGAACCTATTATTGATTTTGGTCCTGACATATCTGCTGATAGATTAAAAAACGCAGCGGCAACTAAAAAACTAGCAATATTTGATGCATTTGAAATATTATCTAAAATAAATGAAGAAGAAAATATTATTGAAGGTAGAGTAGAACAAGAAACTAAAAAACCAAAAGAGTTTAAAGGTTTTGCAGAAGGAAGATCAAAATAATGTATCAACAAGATTTATATAAGGTATTAGATAATCACATTAAACCTAAAATTCTTAAAAAAAATAATAAATATAAAAAATGGGAATATGGTTATAATGTAGAACATGATATTATAGTTATAAGTAAGACTGGTGAAATAGGTGATGTTATAGAAATACAAAATTTAAAAATAGCTTTACCTAAAGAAAAAGAAGTTTACAAGTTTGAATCAGATAGGTTTGAATATAAACCTCTACCAAAAGAACTAAAAAGAATTAAAACTATATTTGACTGGGAAGAATATCCGTTAGACTTTAAAGAAACATGGTATGATTACATTGATAAAGAATTTGCTCGTAGAGAAGAAGGTTTTTGGTTTTATAACAAAGGCAATCCTACTTACATTACTGGCACTCATTATATGTACTTGCAGTGGTCTAAGATTGACGTCGGGAAACCAGACTTTAGGGAATCAAATAGATTATTCTTTATTTTCTGGGAAGCTTGTAAGGCAGATTCACGATCCTATGGGATGTGTTACCTTAAGAACAGGCGTTCTGGGTTTTCTTTCATGGCCTCAGGAGAGGTGGTTAACTTGGCAACCATATCAAGTGACTCCAGGTATGGTATATTATCCAAGTCTGGGCCTGATGCAAAGACCATGTTCACCGATAAGGTGGTACCCATATCTGTCAACTACCCTTTCTTTTTCAAACCCATCCAGGACGGAATGGACCGTCCCAAGACCGAGCTTGCCTACCGTGTCCCAGCCTCCAAGTTCACCCGTCGTAAACTTGCCGCCAACGAAACCCCAACAGATTTACAGGGGCTCGATACGACCATTGACTGGAAAAACACCGGTGATAACTCCTACGATGGGGAGAAACTCAAACTCCTCGTTCATGACGAGTCCGGTAAGTGGGAAAGGCCGAACAACATCCTCAACAACTGGAGGGTTACGAAAACCACATTAAGATTAGGTAGTAGAATTATTGGTAAATGCATGATGGGTTCAACTTGTAATGCATTAGATAAAGGTGGTGATAATTTTAAAAAATTATACTATGACTCAGATGTCACAAAAAGAAATGCGAATGGACAGACTCGTTCGGGACTCTATTCTTTGTTCATACCTATGGAATGGAACTACGAAGGCTACATTGATTCTTATGGCATACCTGTATTCGACACTCCGAAAGACATCGTTAAAGGACCACACGGATTACCTATAACATTAGGAGTTATAAATTATTGGCAAAACGAAGTAGATGGATTAAAAGATGATCAAGACGCTTTAAATGAATTTTACAGGCAGTTTCCAAGAACTGAAGAACATGCATTTAGAGACGAAGCTAAGTCCTCATTGTTTAATCTTACAAAAATATATGAACAAATAGACTGGAACGCTGAAACAAGAGATACACCTGTTACACAAGGTAACTTTCAGTGGGTAGGAGGTATAAAAGATACATCAGTTATATTTGTTCCTCAAAATAATGGTAGGTTTTTTATATCATGGACACCTCCTATAAGATTACAAAATAATGTAATACATAAATTAGGTAAAAAATATCCAGGCAATGAACATCTAGGTGCTTTTGGTTGTGATAGTTATGATATATCAGGTACAGTTGATAAACGAGGTTCTAAAGGATCTTTACACGGTTTAACTAAGTTTAGTATGGACGATGTACCGCCAAATCATTTTTTCTTAGAATATATAGCTAGACCACAAACAGCTGAAATATTTTTTGAAGATGTATTAATGGCTTGTATATTTTATGGTATGCCAATATTAGCAGAAAATAACAAACCTAGACTATTATATCATTTTAAAAGGCGAGGTTATAGAGGTTATGCTATGAATAGACCTGATAAAATATATAATAAATTATCCGTAACAGAAAGAGAAATTGGTGGAATACCTAATTCTAGTGAAGACATTAAACAAGCACATGCTGCTGCTATTGAAAGTTACATAGAGACATATGTAGGATTACGTAGTGATAATACATATGGTGATGTGTATTTTCAACGAACATTAGAAGACTGGGCTAAATTTGATATAAACAATAGAACAACTCATGATGCTTCTATTAGTTCAGGATTAGCAATAATGGCTTGTAATAAAAACAAATATAGACCTGTTCCTAAAATTGTAAGACAAAATTATGATTTAGGAATAAAAAAATTTGATAATAGTGGGTTGTTATCTAAAATTATAGATTAAATGAAAAGTGTATATACAAATGGTAATAGTATTTTTCCTAGCCAAGTAGTTAGTGACGCAGAAAAAGCTAGTTTTGAATATGGCGAGAGAGTAGCTCAAGCTATAGAGCAAGAGTGGTTTAGTCAAGGTAGAACAAATGGTAATAGATATTTGACTACTTGGAATAACTATAATAGATTAAGATTGTATGCAAGAGGTGAGCAACCTACGCAAAAATATAAAGATGAATTATCTATTAATGGTGATTTATCTTATTTAAATTTAGACTGGAAACCAGTTCCTATTATATCTAAGTTTGTAGATATACTTACTAATGGTATTTCTAATAAAGAATATGATATAAACGCTTTTGCACAAGACCCAGCTTCTATACAAAAGCGAACTAATTATGCAGAGTTATTAGCTCAAGATATATTTGCTAGAGAAACAATGAATAAGATTAATGCTCAGTTAGGCGAAAACTTATTTAATACTCAAATACCAGAAGAACAAATGCCTCAAACACCAGAGGAACTTGAGCTACATATGCAGTTATCTTATAAACAAAGCGTTGAAATAGCTGAAGAAGAAGTTATTGATCAAGTGATGGATTATAACAAGTGGGAATTAACTAAACGTAGAATAAATTATGATTTAGTTACATGTGGTATAGGTGCGGTGAAAACAGATTTTAATGTATCAAATGGTATTACTATAGATTATGTTGATCCAGCTTATTTAATATATTCTTATACAGAAGATCCTAATTTTGAAGATATATACTATGTAGGTGAATTAAAAGCTGTTACATTACCAGAAATTGCTAAACAGTTTCCTAATTTAGATGATGCTACACTAAAGAAAATACAAGAATATCAAGGTGATAAAACTTATATGTATGGTTATGGTTATGGTCCATGGGATCAAAACACTATACCTCTATTATACTTTGAGTATAAAACATATAGCGATCAAGTATTTAAAATAAAAGAAACAGATCAAGGATTAGTAAAAGCTATTGAAAAACCAGACACATTTAATCCACCTCAAAATGATAATTTTGAAAGAGTAGGTAGAACTATTGAAACACTTTATAGAGGTGTAAAAGTTTTAGGTACTAATTTATTATTAAGATGGGAACTATGTCCTAACATGACAAGACCAATGTCTGATACTACAAAAGTAGAAATGAATTATGCTATTTGTGCTCCACGTATGTATAAAGGTCGTATTGATTCAACTGTAAGTAGAATAACTGGTTTTGCAGATATGATTCAAATAACTCATTTAAAACTACAACAAGTTATAGCTAGAATGGTACCGGATGGTGTATTTTTAGACATGGACGGACTTGCAGAGGTTGATCTTGGTAATGGTACAAATTATAACCCAGCAGAAGCATTAAACATGTATTTTCAAACAGGTTCTGTTGTGGGTAGATCATTAACTCAAGATGGTGAATTAAATAGAGGTAAAATACCTGTGCAAGAACTACAAACATCTGGTGGTCAAGCAAAAATACAAAGTTTAATTAGCACATATAATTATTATTTACAAATGATAAGAGATGTGACAGGATTAAACGAAGCTCGAGATGGAGCATTAGCAGATAAAGATACATTAGTAGGTTTGCAAAAAATAGCTGCTCAAGCTTCTAATATTGCAACTAAACATATAAATAATGCTAGTTTATATTTAACTTTAAGAATATGTGAAAATATATCTAAAAAAGTTAATGATATGTTAGAATATCCACTAACAGCTAATGCATTAAATCAAAGTATAACGGTATTTAATAGTAAAACATTAGACGGATTAAAAGAGTTAAACCTACATGATTTTGGTATCTTTTTAGATCTTGAACCAGATGAAGAAGAAAAAGCTCAACTTGAACAAAACATACAAATTGCTTTATCTAGTGGTGGAATAGATTTAGAAGACGCTATTGAAATAAGACAAATACGTAATTTAAAGTTAGCAAATCAAATGCTAAAAATGAAACGTAAACGTAAGCTGCAAAGAGAAAGACAAATGCAGGCTGAAATGAATCAACAGCAAGCGCAGGCTAATGCAGCTGCAGCAGAAAAAGCTGCGGAAGCAGAAGTTCAAAAACAACAAGCTTTAACTAGTGAAAAAGTTAACTTTGAACAAGCTAAATCTCAGTTTGAAATACAACGTATGCAAACTGAAGCTGAAATTAAACGTCAGTTAATGGCTGAAGAATTTAATTATCAGTTACAATTAGAACAAATGAAAAATCAACGTGAGTCTCAAAAAGAGCAAATGATTGAAGATCGTAAAGACAAAAGAACAAGAATAGCTGGTACACAACAAAGTCAAATGATAGATCAAAGACAAAATGATTTAATGCCAATTGATTTTGAAGCTCAACAATCACAGCAAGCACCAACTATTTAGTATTAATTATTTAATTATATTTTATTATGGCAGAACAAAAAGCGGCCGTAGAGGTCAAACAAGAAGGTGAATTTACTTTAAAAGGTAAAAATGTACCTAAACGCAAGGTAAAAGACTTAGGTAAAACTAATCAAGAACCTGTAAAAATGGAGATGAAAAAACCTGTAGAAGAAAAGGTTGAAGCTCCTAAAATTGATTTAACTAAAAAAGAAGACAATGCCGTTCAAGAGCGAAAAACAGAGGAGATACCTGTGGGCGACAAACCCGAAGTTAGCAGAGAAGTGGACAAAGAAGTACGGGTCAGCGATACAAATGTTAAAGAAGAATCTCCGATCGAAGTAATTGAAGAGATAACAGAAGAAGTTAAACCAATTGAAACAAAAAAAGAAGATACTCCAATAATTAAAATGCCTGAATTACCAGAAAATGTAGAAAAACTGGTAACATTTATGAATGAAACAGGTGGAACAGTTGAAGATTATGTGGAACTTAATAAAGATTATACTAAATTAGATGATGATCAATTATTAAAAGAGTATTTAAGAAAAACTAAACCTCATTTAGATTCAGAAGATATTAATCTTATAATGGAAGATTATAAAGTTGATGAAGATTTAGATGAACAAAAAGACATACGAAGAAAAAAACTAGCTTATAAAGAGGCTGTTGCTTCAGCTAAACAAGATTTAGAAAATAGAAAAACTAAATACTACGCTGAAATAAAGAACAGACCTGGAGTTACTCAAGAACAACAAAAAGCTATGGATTTTTTTAATCGTTACAATAAACAGCAAGAAACTATAAAGCAGTCTCAAGAAACTTTTAGACAGAGGACAAGCGATTTATTTAATACGGATTTCAAAGGTTTTGATTATAATGTAGGAGATAAACGTTTTAGATACAAAGTAAAAGATCCTAAGACAGTAGCTGATTCACAGTCCAACATAGAAAACTTTGTGAGTAGATTTTTAGACAAAGATGGAAATATTGGAGATCCTGCGGGTTATCATAAAGCTTTATATGCTGCGATGAATGCTGATAAACTAGCGTCTCATTT